TTCGAAGTCCTCCTGGAACGCTCGCCCGGATTGGTATTGCGCTTCGTCGATGTGCCCCCGCGCGTGCATGTCGGCTAAGGGGTCATCCCTGGTCGATCGCAACACGAGGAGCTTGCCGCCCAGCTCCATGGGGTCGTCCACCTCGAGCGGCGCGACTTGTGCGTTGCGCAGGAGGTCCGTCGTCCTGCGGTCGTGCGCCGCTGGGTCGTAAGGTTTCTTCCGTCGCCGCTGACCGGCCATGTGATGCTGCCCCGTTGGTTGCGTCCCGCTAGGTTGCGTTTCACCCTCCCCCTTCGGGGGAGAGGGTGCAACCGCAACTAGTTGCGGGAGGTTGCGATGGTAGGTTGCGCGCAACTATTGCAACCTGAACGAATTAAGAACGAACGAGCTTCCAAAATTGAGTGTTGCCGCTCGCATCAAGGTCAATTTCGACTAGTTCCTTCTCCACCAGAGACGTCAAAGAGCGGCTTAAGGAGCCCTTGTTTAGTCCAGTCATGGCGAGAAGGCGCATGAAGCCGAGCTCACTGTCGGCCACCTCAAACGCCTTGATGATGATGCTTTCGTTCTTACTCAGTACCGCAGGAGCTCCCTCTGGAGCCCGTGCTGGCTCGTCATCTCCTCTGAGATTTAGAACCAGGGTCGATTGCTCTTGCCCGTCGTGCTCGAAATGAACCTTAGCTGTCTGTAGCTTGACCGTCTTGAACTCTTCGGCGTCCTTTTGCTTGCCTTCTGGAGCTTCGTTAATGATGTCGATCTGCTGATTCTTGCGGCTGACCTTGATCACGGTATCGGCGGCTCCGCGGAGGACGTTTGAGCCGCGCTCGCGTTTGTCCTCATGGACGCCGGAGTGATGGATGATCATGACGTTAGCGCCTGTAGCGTCGCGGAGACGGTCCGAGGCGTTGACATAGGCGTTCATGTCCGCCTGCTTATTCTCGTCTCCCGAGCCGAACGTGCGGGCCAAGGTGTCCATGACGATCAGTACCGGCCTGGTAGGCAGGATCAGGATCGCGTCCACCATGGCGTTTAGGTCGTCGCCAGTGAGTGCCACTGGATGGGGGATCATCTTGAAATGCGGCTTGGGAAGATCCCGCCCTCGGGTCTTGCGCCAGCCTACAGCGCGCCTGCCGAGACCATGGGCGCCTTCAGCGGCGACGTAGACCACGAGGCCCTGTTGGGTCGGCTTGCCGTGCCAGGCTGCTCCCGTAGCCACGCAAAGGGCAATGTCGAGGGCCACAAATGACTTCATCGCCCCGGAGCGGCCCCACAAGACCGAGAGGCCGTTCTGGGTCAGAACGCCGTTGATCAGCCAGCGTGGCGGCTCGAGACGTTCGATGTCGTCGATATCCAGAAGCTGGATGCGCGGCCGGATCTTGGCCGTGACCGGCTTTGCCGCCTTTACCAGTGCATGAGCATTTCCGCCGTCACGAATGCAGTCAGCAGCGTCCCAAGTTTCCGGGGCATCGTCTGGAGGGGTGACGCCAAGGACCGTGCAGCCAAGCGCCTGGAGGCGCTCCGAGGCGCGCTGGGCATAGTCAAAACCTGGATGATCCTTGTCCGGCCAGACAATGATGGTCTTGCCGGCGAGCGGGCTCCAATCAGTCTTTTCGATCGGGGCATTGGCACCCTGCATGGCCGTTGTGGCCGTGATGCCGACTGAGTTCAGCGCGTCTGCGCAGCCCTCGCCCTCGCACAGGACGACTACGGGCGATGTCGCGATCTCTGGCAGGCGGTAGAGCGGGCGCATGTCCGGCGCACCCATGACCCATTTCTGCTGTCCATCGACCGTCTTGAAGCACCATGGGCGAAAGGTCTTGGAGTCGCGCGTGCCGTCTGGCTCGAAGCGGACAACGGAAGCGATGATGTTGCCGTGCAGGTCGTAATAGCGATACGTCGCGACTGGAGCGCCGAGCTCGATATTTTCTTGACGAGGCTTGGAACCAAGCTCGCTCTTGCGCTTTTCGATCTGGGCGAGTGGCGTGGGTTGCCATGACGGGCGTTCGAGTTCGACCGGATCATTGAAATAATCACGGGCGATTTCCTTGAGGCTCAGCACAAAGTTGGCGTCTCCTTGGTATCCGCGCCATGCGCGGTACAAGGAGATCAGGTCTCCACCATCCTTGGTGGCATGGTCGTACCACTCCCCAGACTTAAGACTAATGGACAGTGAATTGCCAGGCTCGCCATAGACATTCCCGATGCGGGCTTCGGTCTTGGTGAAATAGGCCCGACCAGAAAATAGCCAAGTGACGAACCCGCGCACGTCATCGTGCAGCCGCGTGCGGATATCATCCACATCAACGCCGGTTCGTACAGCCTCGCCCTGTTTACGGGCGGTGTTGAAGTCCAGAATTTGCCCCGTCAAGTCCCGGCTGCTTTCTCCTATGCTACGCGATACCAGTTGCGTGATGCTTATTCAGTCCAGCACGTCTCGCGATGCGAACACATCTTACAAAGGAAGTGCGCCGGATTCTCGGTGATGCGCGGCATCAGTTCGCGGTGCTGCACGGCGCGAATGACCGCAACGGCCCGGTCTGACGCGGCCTGGGCCGCCTCTGCATCGAACGGCACCAGGAGGTGCAGGATCTCGCAGTTGTCGGCGTTAACGGCTGTAAACAGCGCCGGGTTAGACTCAAGGCCCAAGTATGCCATGTAGAGTTGGCATTGGTCGAAATACTGTGGATAGGCTTTGCGCAAGCCGTCCTTCTCCAGCTTCTTCCAGCCTGAAGAGCCAAGCGCCTTGTGCTCCCATAGGGCTGGGTATTTCAGGAACAGCGGCCCCTCAAGCAGGATGCCGTCGCAGTGGCCGCGGAACAGCCCGTCCGCTGCCGAGAAGCCAGTTCGCTGCGTGCCCCGCTCCATGCGAAAGCCGGCCTGGGCCATCGCCTTGACCGTGATCTCTTCGAAGGCGTGACCGCGGGCGAAGATGCGCTTGGTGCGGGCTGGGAACGTGGAATCGCGCTGCCAGTCGAATTGCACCTTGCGGAGACATTCAGATCCGATCGCGGAGGCGCCGAGATATGGCCGGCGAGCCTCGCGCTCTTCAATGAGAGCGCCGGCATCAAGAACAGCGTTGATGAGCTGGTTGATGTCGGCGCTTGCGTTGTTCTGGCGGTTGAAGTCGAGCATTGGCCCCTCAGAAAGGTATATCGTCATCCATCTCGCCGCGGGCCAGTAGAGGCCCACGTTTAGCGGCAGATATTTCGCGCTCGACTTCAGGCTGAGAGAGCCGCTGGACGACCTTATCAGCCGAGCCCTCCTCGCGAGCGGCAAGAGCCGCATCGACTAGCCTGTAACAGTGCCAGGCGAAGGTGGTCATATGGTCCTTAGACCATCCTCCGATAGCCTCGCTCCACGGCATCTCGAGCTCGGCCAGCCCTGGCAGCACAGTGGCGACGGCGCCAGCCTCCCAAGGCTCTGGATTGCGGCCCTTCAGCGTGCGGATGGCAACGTCGTAGCCGATGCCTTCCGTGGTCGCCTGCATGGCCTTGGTCTTGATCCAGGCAAACACGCAGGCAGCCGCGATCCAACCCCACTCGATCTCGCTGAGCGATCCGAGTGATGCTCGGGCGTTTATGTCGCCGCCCGAAATCACTTGCTTGGCCGCATCGATAGCGGCTTGGGTCGCTTTCACGTCCCAATCCGCCTCGATATCGCGAGCCTTCTTGGCTGCGGCCTGGGCCATTAGCTAGCCCACGCCGGCTTCTGTGCTGCGCCCTGAGCGGCCTGAGCAGCCACGTTCGCAGCAGCAGCGCCGATCGGAGCAAACGAGCCGGCCGGCTTAGCGACCTGCTCGACCTTGACCCATGCCTTGCGATCGGGCGTAACGGCGGCGTCCAGCGTGTTCTTGTCCTTGAAGCCAGAGCCGGGCTTGGCTACCTCGATGCCGATCTTGGCGACGAAGCGGATGCCGTCGAAGTCGCCCCACGAGGTCACGCGGCGAGCGTTCTTGGCTGCGTCGGACTCGTCGTCCGGCCGAATGCCACGGGCGCTTTCCAGAATACCGCGGAGGCGCGACGCCGAGATCTCGCCGGCCTTCTGGTGGCCCTCTGTGGTGCCTTCGACCGTGAAGAGCGACCAGAACTTGCGCTTGGCGAACGGGCCTTCCAGCACGGTGAACTCGCAATCGAGAGCCATGCTGCCGCCGTCCTTCGACCGCTTGAGCCAACCGCCCTCGCCCGAATTGCCGGGCCGAATGGTCATGTGGACCGGAGCAATTGTGCCGTCCGCGATGAGGCCGCTTTCGCGCTGCTGTTCTGCTGAGTTGAAATCGTAAGCCATGTTTGCTTTCTCCTTTAGGCTGCTTTGTCGATGGGAAGATCGGGCTGGTCTTTGTCGGCAACGGCTGGCGCACGCTCGCCGATGTAGTCGGACGGGTCGGTAAGGACGAGGATGGCCGCGCTGTTGCCGTGCTCTGCAAGGCGATGGATATTCTCGACCAGGCTTGAGGCCGTGACCTCGAGCTTGATACCGTCCTTGACGGTCCACTTCTCCACGCCGACCAGGACGTGCGGGAAGCCGCGTCTGGCGATGATCGCGCCGATCTGGCGAACGGCGTTCTGAGACGTCTTCGAGATCGCGTCGATCGTCTCTTGCTGTTCCTCTTCCGAGAGCATCGCCCACGGAACCTTGATTGAGCGAACGTGCGTCAACAGCGCGTCGCGAATATCGCCGGAGAGCGTTTCCGCTTCCGCGATGTCGAGAATGGTGTCTGGCGCCAAGTCTGCTTCCACTTTCATCTCCTCTGTTAAGCTGCTTCGGTTGTACTCGGGATACTGTGGGTAATTGCGTGCCGAGGTGCCTTGCTGGTGATCTTCTGCAAGAGCTTGCCAAGATGCGGTTCTTCGATCTGCTCTAGCCGGCCGGAGCGATCCTTTGCCGGGTACATCCAGGGGTTCGGCTGATTGCAGACGAACGCGCGCACCGGCTTTCCGTCGCCGAAGTCGATGAATTGCAGCGTCATGATCTGATCGACAATGCCAGGCAGCTCCTTGCCCGTCTTGCCGCCCTCGATCTGGAGCTGCCAAGACGTGACGTTGAACTCGTCCTTGAGGTTTTCGAGGATGCCGACGAAGATCACGTTTTTGCCGCGCG